ATCACCCGCAGTTCAGGGTGCATGGCTCTTCGGCGACTTCGCTTCGTTCGCTGTCATCGGCGACCGTGGCGACAGCAACATCCGTGTGAAGGTGCTCGACCAAGTCGCAGCCCTCAACGGTCAGACTGTTGTGCTCGGCTACCGCCGTGTTGACCAGCGCATCATCCTGCAAGAAGCTGTCATTCAACTCAACACCAACGGATAATTTCCCCTCAAAAAGGAAACTTCAGAAGCCCCGGTCACAAGCCGGGGCTTTTTGTTTGCAACATTCCCGCTACCCAGAGCTTTAGTGTGAGCATACAAGCCGAAAAATACATCGACGACGTGCTGGCAGAGCGGATTCCTGCTGGGCAGTGGATCATAAAAGCCTTCCGCAGGCATCGCAAAGACCTGCTGACAGCCAAGGAACGTGGTTTGTGGTTCGATCCCTCGGCAGGCGACTTCGTAATCGAGTTCTGTGAGGCGTTCTGCATTCCTAGCGCCATGACGGAGCCAATGAAGCTCATGCCATGGCAGCATGCCTTCATCTACATCCTCTACGGCTGGAAACGGGCTGATGGCACCCGCAGATTCCGTCGTGCTTACCTTGAGATCGCCAAAAAGAACGGAAAGACGGGATTGGCCGCTGCTCTGGCTCTCTACCACACCACGACTGACGGCGAAGTCAGCGCACGAGTCTTCATCGCTGCCACGGCACTGAAGCAAGCCCGCGAATGCTTCTCTGAAGCCGTCGCCATGAGGGACAAAAGCCCGGACCTGAGTTCGGTCGTCAACAAATACGGCACGTCTCCTGTGCTGTCGTTGTTTGTTCCAGCTACAAATTCCCGCTTGTCTCCTATGACCCGAGGCTCCGACACGCAGGACGGAGCGATTGTCAGCGCAGCGATCCTCGATGAATTGCACCGCTGGAAGCTCACGGACAACCTGTGGAGCATCCTGCGCTACGGCGGTGACACCCGCCAGCAGCCTATGCTCGTCTGCATCACCACCGCTGGTGCTTCAGCGGGTAAGAGCACGCTTTGCTGGGCGGAGCACGAATACGGCTGCAAGATTCTGGACGGACACATTGATGATGATGAGGTATGCCCCTTCATTTTCTCGCTCGACCCCAAAGATGATTGGAAGGACGAGAAAAACTGGGTGAAGCCCAACCCGAGCTTAGGTCTGATCCTTCCGATGTCCGCCCTTAAGAACCAATTCAATGAGGCACAGGGCAAGCCTACGTCGATGGGCGAATACAAACGCTACAGACTCAACATCTGGACGGACGAAGTAAGCGATCCTGCCATCGACATCGAGAACTGGGATGCCTGCTGCCGCAAAGACCTGACCGACCATCCCGATCCGCGCATCATGCGGAAAGAATCTATCGAGGAACTCAAAGGACGCACATGCTTCGCAGGTGTCGATTTGGCACCGAAAATCGACACTAGTGCATTGGTTTTGGTGTTTCCTCCGCTCAAAACGGGCGAAAACTGGCGAACTATCGAATATTTCTGGTGCCCAGCCGAGAACGTCGAGCAGAGGAAGAGCAGGGACAAGGTTCCCTACGATGTTTGGGCGGAACAGCACTTCATCGCGATGACGCCGGGCAACCTCACTGATGTGAGGTTCATCGCCGAGCAGATTACCGAGATCAACAAGCAGTTCGACCTCAAGGAACTGGCATACGACGATGCTTGGTCGAGTGAGCTTATCCGAATGCTCGGAGAGGGCGGTTTCCCCATGCAAAAGTTCGTGCCCTTCCCTCAGAGCCACATCCGGATGAATGCACCGTGTCAAGAACTCATGCGCAAGATTCTACGTCAGGAGTTCTCCCACGATAACAACCCAGTCATGCGCTGGCAGATGTCCAACCTCAGGTGGAATACCCAGAAGGGAACGGGATTCGTCAAACCCAGTCGTGACCGCAAGCGAGAAAAGATCGACGGCTGTGCCTCGCTCATTATGGCTCTGGCTCGTGCTATCGATCCCGAGAACCTGATCAAGCCAAAGAGGGAGTTCTGGTTCGTCCAGAGCAAATAGTCCGACTTTGCAGTTCCTAAGCAGAGACCCAATGGTCTCCGTGCTTAACCCTGCACGTTACAGAGCCCATCGGCTCCTGAAGGCAACCAATGGCATCAAATTCGGCTTGGCTCAAGTCCAAGCATCTAATCTCTCTCGATTTACCCGCTCCTATTCAGATGAGCGGAGCATCCACCCTAGCTTCACCGTCCGCAGACCTCGTTCAGGCTTTAATTGGGTTCCCCGCTGCCGCTGGCAAGCCAGTAACCCGAGCTACGGCGATCCGTGTGGCTGCTGTTCTATCCTCGGTCAAGATGCTGGCAAACGACATCGCCAAGATGCCGCTGCCTCTGTATGAGACACAGGTTATTGACGGTCGCCAGCGCACACAGCCTGCCATCGACAACCCGCTCTACCCGCTTTTGAAATACGTTCCGAACCGCTGGCAGACATCATTTCAGTTCCGCTGGTTCCAAGCATCGCAACTTCTCACAAACGGAAACTCCTTCTCCCAAATCATCAGGGATCAGAAGGACGACATCATCGAGCTTGTGCCGTTGAATGCTTGGAGCATGGCTGTCAAGTGGGACTACAGTGGCGGCAAGAAGCCGCAGCGTGATCTCCAAACAGGAGAAATTGTCCCTGTGCTGTGCTGGGACTACATGGACGGCAATTCCCGCATCCGCAGGTTCTATCAGGACGAACTCTGGCACATTTCGGCTCACAACCTCGAAGGTATTGGTGTCGAAGGCTCTTCGATGTATGCCTTGGGCAAGGAAGCCATCAGCGTGCTCATGGCAGCGGAAGAAACCGCTGGGCGCAATTTCGCCAACGGTCTTGGCATGGGCGGCTTCATTTCGTTTCCGCCTGAAGTAGAAATGACAGAAAAGCAGGCACAAGACACCGTTGACCGCTTGAAGAAGGACTTCTCGGGCAGCCAGAACGCAGGCAAGTTCACCATCATTCCGTTCGGCGGCAAATGGGAAAAGATGACGTTCAATGCTCAAGAGAGTCAGTTGATCGAATCTCGTAGGTGGAACGAAGAAACGGTCGCTCGCTTGTTTGGCGGCGCACCGCTGGTCGTGAAGCTCGGTCTGGGGCAGCAGAACAGCACCTATGCAAGTAGCTCCGCATTTTTGGACGAATATTTCAACACTTCACTACTTCCTTATACGACTGCCATCGAGCAGACCATAAGCCGAGACCTGATTGCTCCGGAGGACCGGGGCAAGCTGTATGCGAAGCACAACGCAGACATCATCTTGCGTGGCTCGCCGAAGGAACGTGCGGAGACCAACAAGACCTTGATCGAATCGGGTCAGCTAACCCTTAACGAGGCTCGTGCAATTGAGGATCGTGACTGGATCGAAGGCGGAGACGTTCTCATACAGCCAGCCAACTCTTGCATCTATGACATCGCTGAGCAGGAGTGGTTCATCCCCGGTCAGCAGGTGCCTGAGGCATCGGATGGTGAAGCACCAGAACCCAAGCCCGGCGAGCAAGAACCTGATGCAGCGGGTGCTGGTGATGACACGAATGAAACTGAACCTAAGCCCGTGGCTCCGAAGAAAAAGAAACCCAGCAAGGCACAGGCTCGACTGGAAGCAATAGCAAATTCATTGGCAGAGCGTGTGATGCGCAAGGAAGCAAAGGGCGGAATCGACGCCAAGTTTGTCGCCGAAGTCCTCAACGTATCGAGGGAACAAGCGGAAGAGTATGTCGCAAAACGGTCAACGCTGAGCGACGAGGAAGCACGTGCTGCGCTGATTGCGCTGGCACAGGGAGAGTAATTATGTTCACGCTACGCAAGGACAAATTACAAAACGTATTCAAGGCTGAAGCCTCTGGGACAGCGTTGTCGCTTGAAGTCTACGACATCATCGGCGCAGACATCTTTGGCGACGGCATCACAGCCGAGGCAATCAGCGAGGCACTTCGCACCAACACTTACGACAGCATCACTCTGCGGGTCAATAGCCCCGGTGGAGATGCTTTCGAGGGCGTGGCGATCTACAACCTTCTTAAGAACAACGGCAAGCCCGTGAATGTGTATGTTGACGGTCTTGCAGCCTCCGCTGCGTCGATCATCTGCATGGCAGGCGACACGATCACCATGGGCGAAGCCAGCATGATGATGATCCACAACGCAATCGGTATGGCTTATGGCAACGCAGACGACCTGCGTTCACTGGCAGACACACTCGACAAGGTGACCGAGAGCATCGCCGATGTCTATGTCAACCGCACGAAGAACAAGAAGTCTGACGTGCTGGACATGATGACTGCTGAAACATGGATGACCGCCAAGGAAGCGGTCAAAAACGGCTTTGCAACGGAAGTGGCTGGCAAGGGCGGCTACAAGAACTCGTTCGATCTGAGTGCATTCAAGAACACGCCAGAGGAACTGAAGGTGCAGGCGGTGGCTGAGCCCGTGGTCATGGCAACGGAACCAACGCCTGAGCCAGTTGTAATCACAGAGCCCGAGGAAGACTACAAGATCGGTTTGATGCGCAAGCGTATCGAAATCGAAAAGAGGAAGTAAATGTATCAGGCAATCCTAACACCGAGAGCTAACCCAGTCGTGACGCCCGAGCAGCTTGCTTCATTCGGTCGCTTCGACGTGCCCCAGAGTTCTCCAATCACGGAGGACTATTCGCTGTTGCAGCTTTTCATTGCTGCTGCTACGGATCAGGTAGAGATTTGTGCGGCGACAGCATGCCTCACTGAACAAGTCGTCCTAACGCTGGACTTCTTCCCGAACACGCAAGACCCCCGCAACTTTTTGCAATACGAACTGAGCTACGCCTACAAC